GTTCTTAACGAGCGGAACCTTCTCACGGTGCGTGGCTAACAGTTCCCCTGCTTCATCCGCAGAGATACCAAGCTGATCTCCTAGTTTGCCTTTACCCATTCCGTACATGATACCAAGGTTCACGACCTTCGCTTCCTTGCGGTTGATCCCCGCAATGTCCGCAACCATCTGGTGCAGGTCAACGTCCCCGTTGTGGTATTCCTCCACGATCTTATCGACAATCGGATGCTTGTGTTCGCCCTTCAGGCTAGCCGCAAAGTGAACCAGTAACCTTGGCTCTTGGCTTGAGTAGTCAAACGACCCCCACTTGGTGCCCTCTTCCGGTATGAACAGACCACGGATCAGCTTCTTGATCTCTGGATCACGCGCAGGGATTTGCTGTAGGTTGGGGTTCGAAGAAGAGAACCGCCCTGTCACAGTGCCACCGTCATCGGAACGTAGCTGATGAAATTCGCAGTGGATGCGCCCGTTGTGTTCGTGCTTCAGGATCGTATCGATAAACGTACTGTCCGCCTTATCGAACTCTCGCAGCTTCACAATCATCTGTGCAACCGGATGGTCATGCGCCGACAGCCACTGCTTGGTAAACGAAGGCACACCACCTTTACGGAACATGTCGTCTTGTTTGTCCTCTGAGGTGGGGTATGCCACGCCCAGTTCATCGAACACCATAGCTACAGATGCCGCCGCCCATGGCTCGATCTTCACGTTTGTTTGTCGGAATATTTCATCCTTCAGTTTCTTAGTCTGAGCTTTGAAATACTTCTTGGCTTGTTCAGCTTTGTCGAGATCAACGCGCACACCAAGCTGACGCATGTCGCACATCATAGGGATCAGGCTTGTCTCTAGATTCCAGATGTTCCAGAGGTCTTGCTTTTCCAGTTCGATCTTGAGTCGTTCCCACAGGCGCAGGGTCATACCCGCATCCTGCTCGGCGTAGCGTCCAACAAACTGTGGTGGTAGCTTGTACATCTCTGCCTTGGGGTCTAGCCCCCACTCGGCAGCAGCCACGCGCAACAATTTCTCGTTCTTGCGTTCATCGAGGTAATCCTTACCAAGGTTGTTCAGGCTGTAGGACCAACGGTTCTCGTCCACTACGGCACCCGTAATCATCGTATCGATGATGCGGCCCTCGACCTTGATGCCCTCGGCACGTAGCCAGCCCAGATCGTAGGTTGCGTTATGCATGATCTTGTCAATATGCGGCGTTGCCATTTGTTTCTGCAACCACTTGAGCGCGATCCTCGCATCCATGTTGTGTCCGTTGGCATGGCGGATAGGGAAGTATCCCTCCCAGTCCCCCGCTGCTACGGCTATGCCTACGATGTACCCGTCCTTGCGCACCCACCCTGGACCAAGCGTCATCAGGTTCGGATCGCATGTCTCAAGGTCAATCGCAATCTGCTTGTGATGCGTTAGGTCAGGAAACTCGACAGGTATATTCCATGTCAGTTCTTTGCCTTGGTTCATCTGGTCGGCAATGATACTATCTTTATCCAGTGACATCACGTTTCCCCATGAATGCTTCTTGTGCTTTCTTAATCTTCTTTTCATGTTCATGGAACTCAGCAGCCAATGCACTGTACCCACACTTGTCGATCCAAGAGTCGTCATGATCGGTATTGTTCAGCAGCCGTGCCGTCTTTACCCAGTCCATCATCAGCGCAACGTGCTGCGGGGTGATGTACCCAGTGGTGACAAAAGCCTCTTTGACAATCAGGTTCCAACCATCTGCAATGCGCGTGAAGTTATCGTACGCATCGCCGTAGTCCTTGGCCCTCTGTCCGTTGATGTAGTCACCAGCCTTCAATAATACTTCGTCTCTGTTCATATCTTGTACCTGTATGATTTGTCGGACTCTATGAGATAGAGGTTCTCTTTAGCCCTTGTGATTGCCACATAGAATATCCGGTCTTCGTCTTCGGGGTGCTTGCCCTCAACGCAAGCCTTGGTTGACCCCAAGTAAACCGCTACGTTTGTATCCTCCCCTCCCTTCATAGCATGGATCGTTGAGATCTTGATCCTTGGTTCTTGGTAAATGCTTTCGCCCCGCCGCTCGATGGCGCGGACGTAAATCTTCTCGTCCTCCGACAGCTTCACGATATCCATCGGATCAGTGGTGCGGCTAGCAATCAAACCAAACTCTTTAACTAGCTTGTCATATGTCAGCAGTTCGTCAGACCCTGCCGCATCGAGCAGCTTGGTTGCACCGTGCTTGACCACCGCACCTGCACCACGCTTTGGCACAGCCTCATACAACCGCTTGACCTGTCCGACATACAGACCTTTCCCCAAGGTCAGGTCCTTCCAGAAACCCATGGCCTCTAGCTTCTTCTCCGGTATCGACCACCGCCCCTTGCGGCTATAGAAGTAACCCGCCTCTTCCAAGTGATCGGCTATGTCGTTCACGAACTTGTTGGTTCGAGCCATGATGGTCCACGATCCACTGTCCAAGGGCAACTGCCACAGGCTACCGACCTGAGTGACCATGCCCTCACGCTCTCGCGGGAAGAACTCTTTCTCCAACCGCCCAGGTATCCGTGCAGAGATATGGTTAGCAAGCTCCCAGACGCTCCGTGGTAAGCGGTAGGACTGGTTCAGCACCTCTATGTTATCTGAGGCATTGATGAACTCCTGAACGTCTACAGAGGTCCAGCGGTGGATAGCCTGATCGTCATCCCCTGCAATCAAAACCTCGTCCGCATGCTTCGCCATCTTACGCACCATCTCCCACTGCGCAGGGGTCAGGTCTTGTGCTTCATCCACAATCAACAGGTCCAGACTGGGTGGCTCTACCATCTCAGTGTACTTGGTGATCATGTCGGTGAAATCCAAACGGTTGGTCTTGGACTTGTACTCCTCGATCTGGGCATCGATCTGCACCAGCTTGTTGAAGTGCAGGTTGTGGTCGCCCTCGTAGTTGTACTCATACTCAAGGCCCTTGCCTCTGTACTTAGATCGCCACACCACCGTAAGGTACTTGGCTCCCGATCCACCTATTGCAGGGATCGAGATGCCGTCATCAACGGAGGTGGCATCCGCTCCATCAAACGCCACCCCCAACATGGAACCGAGTCGCTTGTAATCCTCGCGTCCCATAACATCCCCACGTTGCAGCCCTAACCCGTGATAGCCCGTCGCGTGTAAGGTTCTGAAATGTGGGAAATCGTTTCTCTCTAAATTAAACTTGGCACATGCACGGTCGATGAACTCACCAATCGCCTTGGTGGTAAACGACACAACGCCAATGCGTGATGGATGCACACCCTCTTGCAGCTTCTCTTGCACACGCTCGATCAGAGTGTATGTCTTGCCGCAGCCTGGGGGACCCAGTATCAATGTTGCATTAGGAATCACGGCGATCCTCCAACCACTGGCGGATGTCAGACTCGTCCCATCGGCTAGCCACTCGTCGCGCGTCACCGTTGCCTAGCTTGTAAGGCTTGGGAAATGTACCCTCGCTCACCCATTTATAAATCGCGGACTCAGATACGCCTAACCACTCCGCTATGTCCTTCGCCTTTAGCATCTTAGAATGGGATGTCATTATCTATCTCCTGTATCGGAAGTGTACCTTCCATGTTCTCAAACGCAGGGACCCACCATACTCGGATCGTGGACCTTGAACCGTCTTCTTTGTTTACGTTTTTATGCCCATGGCAATCTTGGTCGCCGTTCATTTGCTTGAGGATCTCTTGTATCTGTGCCCTCGTGAAACCCTTGAAGCGGCGGTTGTGCAGAAACTCTGTCAGACCTGACATGGTAAAGTATGTATACCCTTGGTTATCGGTCCATGGTTTCCCTGCTAGCATCTCCTCTGGGTGCATCGCTCTGATCTTACTGGTGCAGAATATCCGCAGCAGTTCTTTGAACTCCCCAGTCAAGGTCAGTTCTTCTGGAACCTCTTGCTTGGTGGACTCCGTCATCAGCTTACGCAGCAGCGTCTGCCATGTCTTAGCTTTCAGGATCGGCGGGGCCACTTGGATCTGCTCCATACATGCACGTTGGAACAGTGTCTGGTTCTGTAGCTGCTCGGAGTTCAGTTGCACACGCTCCCCCTGGACAGTCAGGAAGTACAGGCGCGGCTCCGACAGTTGGATCAACAGGCTCCCGATATCGAGGGCCGTCTCCGCATCCTCACCAATGCCATACTTGCGAGACATGCACAGTTCCTTGTCGCAGTAACTCTTGAACGGCTCCTGCTCACAGGTGTAGAAATATTCTTTCTTGTCCAAACTCTTTTGCAATCCCAAGACTTCCTTGGCATCGAGCGGAGTGGTGAACAGTTGGTGGTTCATTGTCTCGAACTGCTTGACCCAATCATCAGGGTGCTTCATCCGGCAGTAGACCCCACACATGAACAGCTTCTTGTTGCGGTCATCTGAGTTCGGTCCATCGCGAAACAGATGCTGCAAACAGGGCGGTCCATCCCCGAACTGTGTGCGCTGCTTCTTGGTCCGTAGCTTTTCCAGAGCGGACAGCGGTGTCTTGCTGCTCTCGATCATATCCACAAACTCGTCCAGTTCGACAGCCTCGACGGCTGCGTTGAAGCAATAGCGTTGCGGTAACTCTGCATTAAAGTAAGGCAGGTTGATGAAGTTCCCTACATCTCCACGATCCGCAAGGATCTTATCCTGCTTTGGGAATATCTCGCAGCCGCTGTGCCCCAAGGATACCGCCATCTCTGACAGATACTCTCGGACCACGTTCGCAGGTTCGTAGTCATCCAAGAACAGATAGAGGTGGGCACCCCCAGACTTTGAGCGGCAATGTAATAACGGAAGTTCTAACTTAGCTATGTTAGCCTGTAGTTTGTTGTGGTCGAGGTCATAGATATCTATGTCCAATGCTCCCCATCTACATTTGTTTTCGTCGTTGATCGGGATCGCTCCGATCCCCTGCTTGCCGTCAATGTGTCCTTGCATGATTTGTTCTGTTAATGGCTCACGTACAATCCGGCTGTCCGCTTCGGCCTTGCCGCTACGGTTCAGCTTTCCAACTGTCGTCGTGCCGTGGGCGACCTTCGATCCCTCAAAGGCCGCTAGCATTCTTTGGGCTAGTGACATGCTTGGCTCCTAGTGAAGTTGAAGGGGGCGGGTTTTGTGTCCGCAAGTCGCCGCCCCCAAAGGCTACTTAAAAAGGAATATCTTCCTCTGATCCTGAACCAACTGTGGAGGAGTGTTCAGGGTCGGCAGCAGCCTTAACTTCGCCAGCCATGATAGACTCACGGAACGCTTTCGCTTCCATCAGAATGTCACGGTTGGAGACCAGGTCGATCTTAGCAACTGTGTAGTTGCCCCACGTACCTTGGTCA